CCGATTACGGTGAATAACGGTGTAACGGTGACAATTTCAGACGGTTCAAGATTGGTGGTAATATAATATGACAATAACATTACATGGTACAAACGGTGTAACAACAGCAGGTATAACTCTAGGGTCAACTGCTATTGCTTCCACAGGTGCTGAGATTAACATCCTAGATGGGGTAACTAGTACAGCAGCCGAACTAAACATCCTTGATGGTGTGACATCAACTACAGCAGAGCTTAACATATTAGATGGGGTAACTAGTACAGCAGCCGAACTAAACATCCTTGATGGTGTGACCTCTACGGCTGCTGAACTTAACATTATGGATGGAGTTACAACTACTGCCGCTGAAATAAATCTAATAGACGGTGGCACAGCTAGAGGTACTACAGCCCTAGCTGATGGCGATGGCATACTAATTAACGATGCTGGTACAATGAGAATGTCCACTGTTCAGACTGTTAAAACTTATATGACAGATGGTGTTGGCTCCCCAAGCATTGATGACAATGGCGATGCGACTGCTATAACCATTGATAGTAGCGAAAATATACTGATTGGTCAGACTGCTACAGTAGGACCGGGTGAAGGTAATGGCACTGACGGTCACAGTTTTAAAGTGGGCAGTGGTCTTGGCAAAGCGTATCATTCTGCTGGTAATAATACCGCTTTGTATCTATGCAGAAGAAATAATGGCGCTATAGTTTCCTTCCGTTCCAACGGTGGTAATGGCCAAGAAGTAGGGACAGTAGGTGTTACCGCTAGCTCCACCTCCTTTAACACATCCTCCGACTACCGCCTAAAGACTGACGTCCAGCCAATGACAGGCGCATCTGCCCGTGTCCAAGCACTGAACCCAGTAAACTTTGAGTGGATTAGAGATGGTACTCGTACAGATGGTTTCCTAGCACATGAAGCACAGGCTGTTGTTCCAGAGGCTGTTACAGGCGCAAAGGACGCAGTAGATGATGACGGAAACCCAGATCACCAAGTTATGGACCAGAGCAAGCTCGTACCATTGCTTATTGCTGCACTTCAGGAAGCACTAACGGAAATCACTAACTTAAAAGCTAGGGTTACAGCATTAGAAGCAGCATAAAACATAAGACTATAACACGGAGTATAAAATATGAGTAAGATAGCCTTCTCACCAAACGCCAATGGGAACGGTGTTTTTACAATATCCTCACCAAACTCTGGTACGAATAGGGCTATTGCTCTACCCGATGCTGCGGGTACAATTCCACTACTAGCAGCCGCAAGTAACACAGCCATTACATCCACACCAGCAGAGCTTAACATATTAGACGGTGTGACTAGCACCGCCGCAGAAATTAATATTCTTGATGGAGTTACTAGTACTGCTGCTGAATTAAATATCCTTGATGGAGTTACATCAACAGCCGCAGAATTAAATATTCTTGATGGGGTAACATCAACAGCAGCAGAGATTAACTTGATTGATGGTGGCACAGCTAGAGGTACTACTGCTGTTGCAGACGGTGACGGTTTTCTAACAAACGATGGTGGTACAATGCGTATGACCAAAGTTGAGACTTTGGCTACTTATATAGGTACTAAGATTACTGGTGGCTCTATGGTCTTCATAAGATCGTCAGGTGCTATTTCGGATGGTACAGCAAGCGTAGTTTTTGATGACGATGATTTTGATGCAACCAAGTTTGACCACTATGTATTTATGTTACAACACGTTATACCAGATACTGACGTTAGTGAGTTTTTTGTTCAAACAAGCACTAATGGCGGCACTAATTTTTCTACTAGTAGTGGAGATTACCACCAATCAGAAACCACTGATACCATCGGTATGAATGTCAGCATTACCACAGTAGGAAACGCTTCGGCTGAATACGGAGTTTCAGGTAGGTTTGAATTGTATGCCCCTCACGTAGCTGCTTTTACATATGGCGTAAGTATGGTTGCATACATGAATAATGCAAACCAAATAGTTGCATCCAATGCTTCCCAAGCCGCCACATGCGCAAGGCTAGCTGCTGAAGACGTAGATGCTATCAGGTTTATTTTTCACCAAGGAGGCATACAGTCAGGAGAAATTGTAATGTATGGAGTAGCCAATGCCTAGATATAATAACATAAAAGGCGTACTAGTCCAGTGTACTGCTGAAGAAGAAACATACTTTGATGCCTTAAAACAAACGGCTATTGATGCAGAACCTGCCCGTCTTGCTGCTGAAGTTCGTGCAAAACGAGATAGACTAATTGCAGCCACTGATTGGACGGGCAACAGTGATGTGACTATGACTTCCGCCATGACCACATACAGGACTGCATTACGTAATGTACCTGCACAAGCTGGGTTTCCTAGCAGTATTACTTGGCCAACTTTGGGGGGATCATAATGTCCACACTTCGCACAGACGCAATCGTTGACGCAGCGGGTAACGGTAAGCCTGACTTAACTAACGGCGTTCAGATTGGTGGCGTTGCGGTTACTTCTACAGCAGCAGAAATTAATATTCTTGATGGAGTTACTAGTACTGCTGCTGAGTTAAATATTCTTGACGGTGTAACTTCTACTGCTGCTGAGTTAAATATTCTTGACGGTGTAACTTCTACTGCTGCTGAGTTGAATATTCTAGACGGTGTTACATCTACAGCAGCAGAGTTAAATATTCTAGACGGTGTTACATCTACAGCAGCAGAGCTTAACAAATTGGATGGTGTGGGCACACTTAAACAAGCAGGCAAAGAAAGCATCTGGGTTCCCGCTGCGGCTATGTACCCATCCACAACAAACCCATGCTCAGACCTCACGCAAGTTGAAACAACTGCACTTCGACCTGATCTTAAAGTCTTAGACTTTGCTGCTGCGGCGGATGATTTTGCTCAGTTCGCAATTGCGTTCCCAAAATCATGGAACGAGGGAACGGTAACCTATCAGCCTTTCTGGACAGTTACTGGAACAAACACAGGTACGATGGTTTGGCAGTTGGGCGGAATTGCCGTTTCTTCTGATGATACGATTAACACAGCGTTTGGAACGCTGGTCGCTACTACAGCCTTGGCTCACTCTGGTACATCAAATGACCTAATGGTTTCAGCAGAAAGTGGCGCAGTAACAATCGCTGGTTCACCCGCTGCAAATGACTTGTGTTTCTTCCAGATAAACAATGACGCAAGTGCATCTGGTCAAACTGGTGCGGCTAGGCTGCTGGGTGTAAAATTCTTCTTTACCACTGACGCCGCAAATGATGCGTAGGAGTATAACATGAGTTTTGGTTATCAAGTATTAGGTTTTGGAACCAGCACGGCCGCCGGTGGGCCTACAGTCGAATACATAGGAGGTTATTCCGCTGGGGACGCAAGCGCTGGTAGTGGTGTTCAAACTGCCGTAGCGACAAAGACAGGTGATATTGTAATATTCATGGGTGGAAATGTAAATGCGCCAAGTGGTAACTTCGCACAAGGCATGACTGGGCCTACAGTCTCACTCATTGGACCCGCTTGGGTTTCCATCTACAAAGTCTATCTTTTCGGAGGAATCCGCCGTGTGGCAAGCGATGGCGAGGCATACCCTACGCACACCGGCCTGCAAACGGGCCAGTATGGCGTTGTACATTTGAGGCCCTCAGACCCTGACATTGCAATCTTGGGCACTGATGCCTTCGGAGGCGGCAGCGCGGGTGGCACTAGTGCAGTAACGCCCACTGTTACTATAAACGCTGCGAATGATTCTACGGCAAACGTCAAGGCTTATATAGTCTTTGGTACTTCACTCACTTTTAACAAAGCCGGCACACGATCCGTAAGTCAAACTATGGATAAGTTTGGGACATTCCGTAGCGCGGGCAATTGCGATATAAATTTCGGAGTTGTATGTTATGAGAAGGAAGACGCTTTGAACTTAACGTTTTCTGGAGGTTACTCGACCAATCGAGACCAAAATGAAGCAGGCTATACCCCCGCTTTTGGTTTCCTGATTAAGCTAGGTTAAACGGTCAGCACCGCATGACACATAAATTCTCAGACAAAGGACAATAAGCCATGAAGATAGCAAAAATGAATGGAGCCACGCTGGTATCTGTGGGTACTCCTAGAGAACTGTATCCCAATACTAAACACCCTATCGGGGGGCCAACGGATGATTGGCTTTTGAATGCCTCATGCGTCAGAACGGTGGAGAGTCTATCCTTTAATGCCGCTACTCACAGAAGTGAAGACGTTGCTCCGTACATTTCTGGAGGCACAGTTTACACTTGTCGTGTAGTAGCTATGACCTCTGACGAAATAGCCGCCATTGCCGCTGCTGCTGTCGTAGCAACAAAACTAAAGAACCGCACTGATCGTGACAGCCGGTTAGCTACGTGTGATTGGGTTGCAATAAAAGCGTTAGAAGCTGGTGCTTCTGTACCGTCAGCATGGGTCACATACCGAACTGCTCTGCGTGATATCACAGCGCACTCAAATTGGCCTGACCTTGATGCTGGTGATTGGCCTACTTCACCATGATGGAGGTCGAATGGCATCTTTCTAAATCAATCCCTGCAACATTCATCCTGGCAATCGTAGGCCAGACTATAGCCTTGGTCTGGT